ACCAGCCTATGTATCGGGCCGCCACATCAATCGGCACGTTGTCATACGCCATGATCTCCTCGTCCGTGAGCGGCCGTTTGGTTGTCTTTTTCACTTTACACCCTCCTCAAGATGTCCCTGCTTGGCGTAGCGCACGGCCATGGCGGCCTCCACGATGCCCTGTAAATCCTCCATGATGGCATCAAACTCGGGGCGCTCCGCCGAGTCAATCACATTGTCCTCTGCCATCTGCATGAGACGCCGGTCGGCGTGGCTGTCAGCAAAGGCATAGATCCGGTTGGTCAGTTTAGCCGACGCCTCCAGCACGGAGCACTGAGGCACCTCCGGTACTACCCGGCTGTACATGGCATTTCGCTCGCGCACATGCCGCACAATCAGATGTAAGGCATTGTACAGGTCCGACATTGTCTCCACTACCTCGTCAGGCGGTACCCGCTGGCCGGTCTCATAGGCCCGCAGGCTCTCCACGCTGATACCCAGCCGCTCCGCTGCCGCTTCCTGGGTAAAACCGGCAGACTTTCGACAGATTTTGTAGATATTCCGGTATTCCTCCGGCATGGTAATCACTCCTCCCTGGGGGTACAATATTGGCATGAGGTCAGACGGCCGCCTCGAAAAGCGCCGCCTCGGGAATCTGGTCCATCCGCCCATTCTGGCGGAGGATCAGGATGGTGGGCTCGTGGCCCCGGAGGGTCAGGCGCACCGCGTTCTTGGTGACTATCTCGGCGCACTGCACCTTGTCAATGTCATAATGGTTCTCAATCCAGCGGCCAATCTGCCGCTGCTCCGGTGTGCAAAACATAAGTAACTCCTTTCTCAGCTTGCGGCCCCGGTTCCGCCCCCAGGCGGCTCGGAGCCGTAGAGGGCGTCGATGCTGCATTGCAGGACGGCGGCCAGCCGGGGCAGCTTGTCGGCGCTTGGCAGCGCCGTCCCCTGCACCCATTTGGTGATGCAGGAAGGCGATACTCCCATGGCGTCGGCCAACTGGATGCGCTGGATGCCCCTCTGCTCCATCAACTCGCAGATCCTCACCCCTTCACCCCCTCTAAATTTGGTGTTGTTCGAGACTGTTTGATGTGGTATGATAGGCTTAACCCACGGTAAAATCTTGTGGAAGTTGGCTTGCGTTTTCCCTTATCGGCGCACTGTGCCTGCATTCCACGCCTAAGAGGGTGAAACCTTGAAGCCGTCAAGAGATGAACTACTAAAGCGCATCTATGAATGTGACCAACAGGACGGTACGCCTCTCCAGATTGCCTTTAAGGATGAGCAGACTGGAGGATTTATCCCCGAGCTTTCTACGCTTCGCGCGGATGTCGATTACCTGACGCAGCATGGATATATCTTTGAGCCCTTAAGTCTCGCCATGTGCTATAATCTGTCCCTCACCGAAAAGGGTGAGGAGTATGTGGAAAACAACTTCAGGCGGCCCACTCAGCAGTCCAGTAGCTTTGATTTTAGCGGCGCCACGATCACGAATGCCGTGATCGGCGGTAATGTATCGGGGAATGAGATCGCTTTTTCTAGCACCGCCGCCCTCGCCGAGCTTGAAGCCCTGATCCGCGAAAAACCCGCCGAGGATCAAGCCTTACTCCAGGAGCTGCTCGCTGTTTTGAGGGAGATTCAGCGCTCTGGCCAGCCGGTCGATAAAGGAATACTGGCCCGCTTCTACGAGGTTCTCAAAAAGAGTTCTGATCTTCTCCTTCCGATCGGCAAGTTCTTCACGGACATCTTCCTCCGGGCTGTCTGACTTCTCTAGTCCGGTTGCCTGTGCCCACAGTGAGACGGCGCAAAAGGCCAACTGCATCATGTCCAGGATTGCCTCCTGCTGCTCCTTAAGCTGCTTGATCTCTCTGTCTTTGACATCCAACATCCAGCACTTGTAGCATTTCATTGGTTATCCCCCCTTTCCGAATTGCCCCGGGCGTTGCCGCGCCCTCTGGTTTACTTGTAGTTAAATCATAAATCGCGTTTTGCGAATTGTCAATCGCAAAACGGTATTTTTGTCACTTTGCTTAATGCTACCTCTTAAAAAAGAATTTAGCTAATTTGTCCTGTAAGGAGGGGCTGGCGTGGAAACGTCTAACCGCATTTTTGAGTTAGCCGATAAAAAATACCCTGAACAACGGGATTTTGCGGCAGAAATAGGCGTTGCTCCAAGTGTAGTCAGCGCATGGCGCAACAAAAAATCTGAATCGTATATGAAGCGCCTCCCACAAATTGCAGAAATCCTAAATACAACCGTTGAATATCTGCTCACAGGCGAAAAAAAAGAGCCCGCCCCCACTCCGAAGAATGGGGACGAGCTGGACCGTGACACCATCATGGCGGCATTCATGGGTGGGGACATGGATATGAGCCCCGAGGAGAGAGACGCCCTGTGGGATGACGTGTACGAATACGCCAGATTCAAGGCCGAGCAGTGGAGGAAAAAGAAAGACCAGGAATGAATCTTTATGAGCTCTATGATTTTGCCGTGGATCAGGGGATTGATGTAGATTGGTACACCATGCCCTTCGCCAAGTCCTTCTCGATTTTCATTCCATCGCTTGACCGGCGTGCGATCGCGCTGGACCCGTGGAAATTCGAGACTGTAGCAGACGAGTTCACCACCCTGGGCCACGAGGTCGGTCATTGTATGACCTACAGCTTCTATAACCGCTGGGCGGCCTGCGATGTAAAGAAAAAGCATGAGAACCGGGCCGACAAGTGGGAAATCGAGCAGTTCCTTCCCCTGGACGCTCTGGAGGCCGCCGCGCACGAAGGCTGCACAGAGGTCTGGGATCTAGCCGAGCGTTTCGGTGTTACTGAGGATCTTGTCCGCAAGGCCATCTGCTGGTATAAGCATGGTAACCTTGCGGTGGATCAATACTTATGAATGTGTCCAACTTGGACACATTTACATTGGAGAAGAGGAGCGCAGATTATGGACTTTATCGATCAGTTAAAGCAATTTTCAAAGCGTGTCGAGAGCATGAAGGACTCCATTCAGACCGAAGAGGCTACGAAGACTGCGATCATTATGCCTTTTTTCTCCATGCTCGGCTATGACGTGTTCAATCCTCAAGAGTTCGTCCCTGAGTTTACCGCAGATGTTGGGATAAAGAAGGGTGAAAAAGTTGACTATGCAATCATCAGAGATGGTCAGCCTGTCATCCTCATTGAGTGCAAGTCCATTTCTGAAAATCTGGATCGGCATGACTCTCAGCTCTTCCGCTATTTTGGTACCACCACAGCAAAGTTTGCAATTCTCACCAACGGTATTATCTATCGCTTCTATACGGATCTGGACAGCCCAAACAAAATGGATGATGATCCCTTCCTGACAATCAATATTTTGGACGTTCGTGAGAACCAGGTTCCTGAACTCAAGAAATTTTCAAAGTCGGTCTTTGATATTGATTCTATTTTTAGTACAGCATCTGAGTTAAAGTACGTCCATGAATTTAAGCGCGTCTTTACGGAACAACTGGATACCCCTGCGGATGACTTTATTCGCTTTTTCCTCCAAGGCTGCTACTCTGGCCCAAAAACACAAAATGTTATTGAAAAATTCCGTCCTGTCCTTCGGAAAGCCCTCAATGACCTCATCAGTGAGATGATGAACGATAAGATCAAAACTGCCCTGGGCGGCTCCGGTGGAAGTGTTTCCGTTATCGAGCAAAAGCCCGTTGACGATATTCCTTCTCCTTCTGAAGATTCCGTCGAGCAAGAGAAGCGAATCCCCAATATTGTTACAACGGAGGAGGAACTTGAGGCATTTTTCATTATAAAAAATTTGTTTGCAGACCTTGTGGACATCCATGAGATTACATATAAGGATACCGAGTCTTACATCAATATCCTGTATAAGGGCAACATCAGAAAATGGATTTGCCGTCTTCGCCTGACAGACAATCAAAAAACCTTGATTGTCCCGGACGAAAACAAAAAAGAACGTAAATTTACACTATCTGATATTTATGAACTCAGAAATTATAAGGACACTCTGACCGAAGTACTGCAACGATATCTATAACGGCAAAGGGTCCGTATAAGCGTGTCCAATTTGGATACATCTTACCTTTCAACTCGTGTTGACATTGTGCGCACATATGCTATACTATACACAAAGGAGATGATAGTATGGCAAACATCAACATCCGCATTGATGACAACCTGAAGAAGGATGCCGAGAACCTGTTTAATGACCTTGGCCTGAACATGACCACCGCCACCACCATGTTCCTCAAGCAGTGTCTGTACTGCCACGGCCTGCCCTTCGAGGTACGGATGGATCCCTTCTACTCCGCCACCAACCAGGCCCACCTGCGCCGGGCCATCGCCGATCTGGACGCTGGCAATGGCAAGGCCCACGAGCTGATCGAGGTGGAGGATGAATAAGCTGTGGCAGG